TTTTATTTTTTAAAAAAGTAAAACTTCAAACTGCTCCTTAGAGCAGCTAACCAATATCAATTTATAATCGACTGGACAGACTTCATTCGTCTGGAAGGAAACTTATATAATGATCACCATTGTTATCAAAACCCTCTGCAATATGGGTTGTATAATTAATAGTGTCAATTGGATACCAACTAAGGCCATTGCCTTTATCACGTTTGGTATAGAATTTCAAAACATCAAAATAAAACCTCGTTTCAACTGTAACAGAACTCTTGTATTTTGTTTTGTTGATCAAATCATAATTCACGCCGTCCACAGTGACATAACTAACATCTTCATCGTCAGATGAGTCAGTTTCGGGTTGTAAAGCAACACGAACTATAGATTCAATCGCATTTTCTTGAATAGGAGCTGGTTTATCAGATTCAAATAATTGTTCAAAAGAATGTGCAACTTCTTCAATGTTGATAGGAACCTCTTCAATATCCGCGCTAACAGCAGCAGAAACCTCGAGAAGGTTCGAATCTAAAAAGAATCAGTGTCTAACTCGGAAGCATAAACAATGTAAGGACCGTAATGACGCAATTCAATGCATAAGCTGACATCCATGTCTTTGTGCGCAGAAAGTAAAATCTTTGGCATAGGCGCGACTGAACTGACAGGCAAAATTTGTCTTGCGACGTTGGAAGGCATAACTAAACTAACTGTAGTCTGAACACCACAATCCATTGCATTGGATGTGAAATTCAAGCTCGTCTTCATTCCTTTAACTTGGGCGATAGTCTTCGTACCGATGTTGTTGGTGATAGCAGCTATTATGAACAAATCTGCCTTAGGTGCTTTGTAAGTCACAGAAATATCAACCAAATCAACGTTACTCATTCCCTGTAAATAATTTTCTAGGAATTTCGACAACTCAATATTCAAATTTATTTTCTTACTACTAACTAATGGTTGGAAAATTTGGAAATTGTATGGAAAATCATCCTCTGGCTTTTGAGCATCGGCGACAGCCGATCCCATAGCCGGAATAGTATTGACATCGAGAGATGGATTCACCATAGTTGTGTAGATAACGAAATTTCAGAGGTATGCTCTATAACTTTCGGTATAATGTCGGTGAAGTTCTCACCAGCAAAATCATTGAAAGCGCGAACGAACTCAGGAACTGGATTTTCTCCGTTAAAAGCTACATTGTCTTCGACTACCAACAATTTTGACCAATCTAGGTGAACATGTCCACCAAATTTGCGAAGATTGAACATAATATGATTTACAGCACTTGCATGATCAATTTCCTGCGGATTCATGACATCATATATCTGATCACCCAAAGTATAATTGTGTGAGAAAAGATCAAAGTAGCCGAATGCTATCTCGTCGACCTTGCCACGACTTAGTTGGCCTCTCAATCTCTTGTAAAGGATGATCGGATCTTTGTAAATGATACCACGTACAATTTTGAAACTGCAGAACTCCCCTTTTGGGTCTTGGAATCGTTTCTCGATGCAAGTATCAATGTTTTCCCATTTTCGCCATTCTGGACTAGGATCTCCTTCAGCTCTTCTATCCATGTCATCTCCACTGACCATCATAGGAATCCCAGGAGTTAAGTCATATTTCAATGCTTCTCTTGCTGCGATGTAGACACTGTTGATCATATGTGTAAATAACTCTCCACTTAGTGTCATAATTGCGACATGAACTGAGCGAGTATGGAAATCCATCTTATCTTGTTGGTAAAATTCTATCAAATCGTCCGGAATGCCATATCGCATCATTAATTGAACCATGAGCTTTACAGCACCCCCGCGAACAGAAGAATCGTACCCGGAGATATCACAATATTCATGCATGTCAAAATTGCCATTCGCCGCTACCCATGCTTTCATATCATTGATTGTGCGTTTTGCATGATAATAGAACCATGGAGGAAAGTCTCGGAGCATAGCGTCGAGCAAATAAACTCCCACCCAGCCTAATTTGAACAGGTAAGCATCACTTCTGATCATGATAGTTTGTAAAGGCTTCGCCACAGGGAAATTAAGATCTTTCATCTTCCATGGAGTCTTAGCAGTTATCATGTCAATATAATCAGGACTAGCTCTATTGAGACTTGCTTTCTTTAAAGCCTCAGATCTGGAACCTCTGCGTTTATCAAATTCGACGACTGTATCCTCACGGTCTTTCTGATTAAGAGGTAAAACCAATGTGGGATCCCAGCCAAGATAATTGCAAAAAGCTTTCCAAAGA